AACTTTTGCTTATTTGTTCTTGTATTTTGGTTTTAGGATTAAATTTCTTTGTTCCTTCTAGCATTACATTTTGTGCTCTACTATTAGAAGTTAGCATATAGTCCCATTTTGCCATTAGTTCTCTATTTTTAGTTTTGATAGATAAATCTTCAAATACTGATCCTTTATCAAATAATGCTGCTCTTGTTTTAGCCCATATTCTTTGTTTACTATTCTTTTGATTTGGATTTTCTGATAGTATTTCAGCTATCTTTGATTCTTCATCTTCTATTGGTGTATTTTCTGATGTATCTTCCTTTGTTTGAACTGGTGCGATAGTTTCTTTCATTGTTTGTACTTGTTCTTTTAAATCTTTTATTGTTTCTTGTAATGGTGCTATTGCACTATTTACTGCTTTTTTTATCTCTGGTAAATTTGTTTTGGTACCAGTAGATTTATAGTTTTTATCTAGATATTCTTGCCATTTATCAGTATCTTTTAAGTATCTTATATCATCACTAGATGTAGGATTAATATTATCTACATTTTTGATTTGATTAGAGTTGAATACTATATACTCGTTTCCTCTTACCAATTCTTTTGCAGATTTAAAAGTTTTACCATCATTATATAGTTTTTTTATCAATTCAGTTTTATCTACATTTTGAAGTGGTAATATAATACCATCATATCCTAATTCTTTTAATCTGTCTTGCATTTTTTTATTTGTTCCAAGTTCATCCTTTAATTGTGCAATAGCTCCATCGTAGTCTTGTTGTATCATGGTTAAAAAATCTTGGTTATCATCATAAATTTCACCTATTTCTGTTTCAGTAATATCATTTTCTCCTGTTAATATATAAGCTAAATCATTCGCTAATTGTTCGTTTGATATTCCATAATCGGCATATATAGAAAAAGGTTTTTTAATATCTATGTATTGTTTCTTTACTTCTCCTTGTTTAGATGCTTTATTTTCAATTAGATTATCTATCTCTTGCAATATTTTTTTATTCATATTCGGAGGAAGTGTTTCATTATCATTAATATTATATTTTTTGTATATTTCTTTCCTTGCTTCTTCTTGTAGCTTTTCAGTTTTGAATCCTCGTATATCATCTGCTAAATATATATTGTCAGTTAAGTGTATTCCCAAAGTTGAATCTTTTGCTTTGGTTGTTTCACCTAATTTATTTTTATCATAAATTGTAAAACCAGTATTAGGTGTTCCATGATAAACTTCTAGCAATCTACCTTTTTCATCTCTTACCTTACTATCTTTAAAATACTCTTGTTGCTCTTTTGTTAATGTTCTACCTTGATTATCTTCGGATAAAGAAAAAGAACTAGATTTTTCTAGTTCTTCATTTCTGATAATCTTTGAGCTACTTGCATCACTTCCACTTCGCTTACTTCCTCTTTCCTTATTGATATTAAATATTTCATCATCGCTTGCTGTTGAAGTGGTGTCTTCAATACCCTGCCTATAAGGTTTGCTATATCTTCTCTTTCTCCCTGTTGTATCAGTTCTTTCACTAAGTCTTCCTGCATCTTCATCTTTCTCCTTTAATAATACTTTAAATTCACCATTACCTTTATAATAAATACCATATCTACCATTTGTAACTTCTACATAATTTACACCTGGTTTTATATTAGAATCGGAATTTATTATGCTAGATAATATTGCATATTCTTGTTTCCCTAATTGTAATTCAGTAGCATTATTATACTCTTTTTCATTAAAGTTTGCAACTCTCTTAATATCGTATTTTGCTGAACTGTCAATATTTACTTGATTGTTCCTATATGCTTGTTCCCATTTATATTGCAAATCATTTATGAACTGATTTTGATTTTTATAGCCTGTGAATTGATGCCACAAATATTTTATTTCATTATATATTCTTTTGAATAAACTTGGATTATTTTGTGATAGATTATTTATAAATTCTTGATTACCAAAAAGTTGTGCTGATACATCTGCTAATGCTTCATCTGTTATTTCATTAGCATTATAATTTTTTAATAAGTTCTCAACAGCTGAATTAAACTCTGCATTACTTTTTCTATAATTTTCTATCATATTTCTCATTTGCTTTGTTCCAATAGCATGAGTTAATTCGTGTATAGCAATAAATTCACCTGTTCTTGATGAATTTGGATTTATTGTTATAATACCATTTACATATGATCCATTTGCTACATTTCCATTTTCATCTTTTAAGTTTTCATCTAATCTTATCTCAACATCTTTGTCTTGAACTATTTTTTCTAGCATCCCTATATAGTTTTTAGTTTGCTCTGAATTATTCCAATATTTAGATGCATCCTTTCTTAAATTATCTATCTTAACATTATCACTTTTTTCGTATATATAATTTTGTGCAGTTTCATTAGTTGGATTTTTTTCAATTTCTTTTCCTAACTCTGATACCACAGTATTTAAATCATTTTTTGCATTATCTATATCTTTTTGAGTTATACTTTCGTTATTGTTAATTTTATTAACTACATTTACACATGTTCCTATACCAGAAGATGCTCCATCTAAAATCAATGCACTTAATGCACCATCTATACCAGAAGTTATCATTCTATTAAACATTCCATCCCAATCAGAATCTCCTAATATTAACTCATTAGCACCTTCTTGTATTGGTTCCATAGCTGCTTCCTGTATGAAGTTATCTGCAACATTTATACCATATGCATTTATTGATTCTTTAATAGCTCCTTTTCCAAGTGACTTAGTACCTTTTAGTAATTGACTAACACCAAGCATTTCAGTTGCACCTTCTGCAACACCTAAGGCAGAACCATATAAATATGCTTGTTCATCAGTAGCACCTCTCTTTATTGCTTCATTCTCATATGAACCTGCCGCAGAAGTCATAAAATATGTTGCTCCTAATGCAGGATTTATTGCAGATAATCCTGCTCCTACGAAGTTATTACCAATACTGGTATTTAATTCTGCAACCTTTTTAGTTACTGGATTTTCTATTGTGTCTATTTTTTCTTGCATTTTTCTAGTTTGTTCATCAGAATAATCTGATAATTTATTTGAAGTATTATCTACAAATTCTTTTGCTCCTTTTGTAAATTTGTTGTCTTTTGGTTCTTGTAAAGTCTCTTTTTTCATCTTATTTAATTCAGGAAAATATTTTTCATCAACTTTGTTTAATACTTCCATATGATCGTTAGTAAATGGGTTGTGTTTTACTAAATAATTTGCAGCATCACTTAAACCTTTTTTAATGCTATCTCCTAGTACTGATACTGCTTTTACACCATCTGAGCTATTTGCAGTTATTTCTGTATTTAAACTATTTAATTCGTTCTCTATTTCTTTTATTCTTGCTTCTTTTGCTGCATATTTTTCAGGTGCTAAATATTTACCTTGTCCTCCTACATTTTCTAACCATTGATTTATTTCTGCTTTTTCTCTTTCTAATTGATATCTGGTATCTTTTAATTGTGTTAGTTTTTCTTTTTTCTCTTCTTTCTCTTTTCTTTGTATATATGTATCACTTTTTACATATTCATTTGCTTTATTTTGGAAAGTTCCTGTTATATCCCTATATATTTTTTGATTTGCTGGAGGTAATAAAATGTTTTTTGTAGCATTAGTTGTATTGTTTTCTTGGTTCGTATTTGCTTTCATAAACTCATCTGCACTAAACTTATTTGCATTATTCAGATTTAAATCTGTTTGCCTTAATCCTGCCATCGTTCTTGTCATACTTGTTTTTGAAAAGGAGCTTTCTTTTACTGGTGCAATTTTTTTCGCTGTTTGATTTGAAGTTGTTTTCTTTATTGAACTTTCTTTCACAACATTCCCTGCATCATCTATTATATAGTTTTCCCCTTTATTCTTTTTTTGTTTAACTAACTTACCATCTTTTAAAACATAATTTGCCATGTACTTCAATCCTTTCCATACCTAACATTTTATATATTTGTTATACCTTCCATCCCAATAATATCTTGTACCATCAGGTGTCTTCCAAATATTTTGTGTTACTGTTTTAGAAACTCCATTTAATGTTTTAGTGTTAAATGTTATAGTATCACCTGTTTTTGATAATTTCTTACCATTTACATTGTTAGGTTGATATCCATTACTAAATGTTCCATACTGAGCATCTTTGTTGAGATTTCCTTGGTAATAATCAGTATTTACTTGATATGTTTTTGCACTTCCACCATTACTTAAACTTGTTCCACCACTATAACTTCCACCGCTGCTATAACTTCTTGATGCTGCTGCCTTTGATAAAGCATATTCTTTTTCCCAATTGGCCTGTTCTTGTGCTGCTTGTTGTTTTTGGAATGCTAATGTTTCATTATATTGTCTTGCTTCTTCTGCAAGTGCCATTTCAGTATTTATTTGATTTAATACATCTTGATATTTAGCGTAATATGTATCTTCTACCTTATTTATTGCATCTGCTTGTTGCATTAACAATGTATTTTTATATTGGAATCCTTCCAACGATAATTCTAATTGAGTTTGTAGTGCATTATATGCAATTTCTGCCATAGCACTATTATTTGCTAATTGTGCCTCTTTAATAGCATTATCATAATTCAATACAGCTTGGTTATAACTTTCTCTTGCACTAGCATATCTATTTTGGTATGTATTATACATACTTACTTTTGAACTCTCGCTATATCCACTATTTATTAAACCACTAGATGCCATTTGTTCTGCATTTGCTCCATACTGATTTGTTTGTTTTTGATAATCTGCATATGCTCCTTTTTGTTCTTTTACATAGTCTTTTTGTGCTTTATCTTTTTGCTGTTCTATTTTACCTATTGCAAAATCAGTATTTGCTTGTTGTATTTCCTGTTGCTTTTCAGCCCATTCTTTACTAGCATCTATTTGTGATTGAAAATATGAATCACTCTGATTTACCATTTGACCATATAAATCTTTTGTTTCGGTTATCTTATCTTGTTTTTGAGTTTCTACTTCTTTAAATCTCTCATCATCATAATTAACTGTATAATTATTACTTGCCATTATTTCACTCCCCCCATTATCGTTTTACATATGCTCCTACATAGCTTTCTAGTGTACTTGAATATAAATAAAATGGTTTTAATGAACTAAATTTTAATTGTATATCTTTCCATTTTTTCATTTTTACTCTTGGTACTACATAACCTTTTGTATTTTCATATGTATCTATTGTTTCAAAATCGTTATTATCTGTTTTTTCTGATAAAGTAATTTTTTCACCTTTTATATCTACCACACAACCTTTTTTATTTGTTGTTTTTTGGTAATGCGGATATTTAAATTCATCTTTACATGTTGTCCAATATGCTTCAACTTCTCTTGTGTCTAGATTATTTGTTAGTTTGTATATACCTTCTGATGTACCTAAATAAAGAACATTATCTTTTACTCTTGTACAAGTTATTTCCTTTGCTAATTCCCAATAGTACCATTCATATTCCCAATGATCTTCTATTGTAGATTTCTGCCTACTATCCGCTAAATAAATCTTATTTCCTATTATAACTAGCAAATATCCTTCATATTCTTCTAACAACATATTTTTATATTCAGATTCATTTAATAATTTAGCATCAACTAACGAACTTCTATGTGATAATAATTGTTCTGTTGTAATATCTCCTGATATAGCTTCCATACCTCTATCACTGAAAAATACTATATCATCATTAAAATTTATCGCTCCCGCATTACATCCTATTGCAATACTAGAATGAGTACTAGGATATACTTTTCCTGCTTCACTATCTATTGTTGGATTATGATAGAATACAGTTGTATTTGCTTGTGATGGTTCCTTAAATACCCATAAAGCATTATTTCCTGCTACCATTTGTTTTACTGGTGATAAATCTAGTCCTTCATTATAATAGTCTAAATCGCTTACATACCTAGGATTATTTAAGGCACAATTAAATATTGTGTTAGGATAATCTTTATTTCCACTAAAAAATACCCTATTATCAAATACTGTTAATAAGGTACATTTATCTATTCTATCTCTATAACCTGATATAGTTTTTCTATATGTTATTACTACATTATCTTGTCCTGCTGTATTAGGTTCTTCTGGTGCACTATTAAATGTTATTTCGCCTCTTGTAATATTTACTTCATAATCAGTTTTCAACGTTTTTAATTCATCATTTACAAGAACTATTATTTCAAAATCTGAATCTATATTTTCTGAATCTAATTTATATATTGTACTTGTTCCATCAGCACAAAATGAATTTTTTCTTATTCCTGTTAGTAAGTTTACATCTTCATATATAGTTCCACCACCTGATGGACTTCTGCTGATGCTAGTTGTTGGTATATAACCTACTACTGGTTGACATGTTTCTCCATCATACTCCAAGTAATTTATACCATCTTTAATATATAATATATTGTTATATACAAAGAACTGACTTTTTGCAGGTTTCATACCTGTAAATATTTCTGTATCATTATCATATAGTTTTGTTCCACAATGAACTATTGTATGTTGAATTGAATCTATTTCATAAAAAAAGAGCCCAAATACAGTATTGCTATATAGTTTCAGCAATTCTATATCAGGGCGAGTTTCTATACATTTTCCTAAACTATTTTTATAATTTTTCCATATGTTTAAAGCATCAGGACTTCTTTCTAGTGCTACTTCATCATTACTAAAATCTATACCTCTAAAATTAGCATAATTTCTAGTAATTAAACTTCCACTTATAGAACTCATAAGTCAACACCACCTTCTATTACTACTGAGCCCAACGAATGTCTTGGGTCTAATTGTTGTAACATCTCTTTATATCTATTTGCATATACTGCACCATAATTGTTTGATACATCGCTTTTTAAAACATCTGCTGCAACACCATAAGGCAATATTCCAAGAACATCTATACTTAATTCAAACACATGTGAATCTTGTGTATCAGCATTTATCTGAGTAGGATATTTATAATAGAATATTTCTGCTGTTCCTTTGTCTTTAAACATAATCAAATTATCTATTATTTCACACTTAACACCTCTAACTATTCTTAATTGATAAAAATCATCTATTGTATCAGTAAGTAATTCTTTATTATCTTCTGTTACTTCAATAATTTTTCTAGCTGGTATCTTCTTATGTCTAGAAAGTTCATTTTGTATTTGATTTATAACATAATTTAATTTTGCTGCTATATCAGGATCTCTTGTCAATGATTTCTCGCTTGTATCTATTTCTTCAATTAATGATAGAATTTCTTTCTTGATATCGCCTAATGTCATGACTATACCTCCCTTATACAATTTAATTCATCTGCTGCTTCTGCTATTGTAACAAAATCTTCTACTGGTTTTATATAACCTCTTTGTTCGCTTTCAAACAACAAAACATCTCCTTCTTGTAATTTTATTGTTGTATCGTAAGTACTTTTAAATCCTTCGCCTACTACTTTTGTAATAGAATGTAATACTAAGTTTCTAACTTCTTGTCTTACATGTTTGTTTTCGTATTTAAACTTGGTTTTTTTCGTTACCTTGATTCCTGGATACATATCCAAACTTGGTTTTTTAATAAATCTAATATATTTCATAAAATCCTCCTTACACGTTTACTGGAATTGCACCAGTTAATCTTTTAACGTGATATGTAAAAGGGAGCTGTTACACTCCCTATAAATTATTCTTGTTCGCCTGGATCTTCAACAGATTCTATACTACCATCTTCATGAGTTTCTTCTGATTCTGGTTTTTGTGTAGGTTCTTCTACTTTTTCATCTTTCTTTTTAGCACTTTTTGGACTATTTGTCTTTTTAGTGTCTTTTGCTGGTGTTTTAGGTTCTTTTGTTTCAAGTTCTTTTTCTTCCCTAGAAACAACTGCGATTAAATAGTTTTTAACTGCTTTAATCTCGTTTACCCTTTCATCAGTAAGGTTTTCTATAAATTCACCTACTTTATATTCTTTTCCAGTATATCTATCTGTGAATGACTCGTTTACTATTACTTTGTTATAAAACATATAATGTTATCCCCTTTCCTTAGGCTGTTACAGTTAATGGAATTTTTACAACTTGGATACGAGCTTCATCAATAACCTTAGCACCAAATACATCTAGTCCTCTTATGATATCTTTGAATCTCTTTTCAGCTCTTAAAGCTTCAACTTTGTCTATTTGACCAACAAAAGCTATTGCTTTTCTACCTCTTATATCGCAATAAGCATGAGTTGAATCTTTTGCCATATTATTTGACATGATTACATCAAAGTCATCATATGTTCCAACTTTACCTTTTTTAATATAAGATGGGTTATCAGTTGATAATGTTATTAATTTATTTTTAAATACATTATAAACTGCTGGTGTTATTTCTATTACACCATCTTCATCAAAGTTTCTTTCTCTTAATGCTACTATACCAGCATCTATTGCTGCTTTAACTGCATCCTCAGTTAAGTTTGTTCCAACTGTTACATTACTTGTAACACCTTTTATTAAATTAGCAACATATGTATCTCTCTTTACAGCTAGACCATGTACTGCTTTTGCTTGATATCTTTCTTTTAATC